AGATGGCGCTTCAGACTTGCGCGGACGGACTCGCCGCGCTGCTCTCTGATGGTCCGAACTCGCTCATCAAGCGTCTTGTTTCGATGAACTACGATGGGGTGAATGCCTATCCGTATCTCTCGCCAGGAGCGATCTCGATCGGAGATCCTGACAAGCTTGTCAAGGCGATCAAGGCAGCAACAGAGGCCGGCGTGCTGATGCCGGATCGTCAGATCGAGGACTCCGTTCGGTCGGCTCTGGGACTCCCGGAGGTCACCGACGGCACCCCTCCCCAGGCGAACGCCCCGATCGAGGTCGAGCCGGGAGAGCCCCCGCCCAGCCCACCGACTCCCGCGACCCGCAAGGAGCAGAAGGGAACGACGGACGAGCAGGACGAGAAGATCGAAGAGGATGCGAAGGGCCTCGAGGCGATGGCAGACAGGCTCGTCATCAACGAGCTACAGGGGCCGCGACTCGCCAGGAACGGGCGGGAGCTCCGCCCAGAGGAAACGGTCGTGCGGCTAGATGAGACTCTCGCCCCGATGGTCGGCACGAAGGAGGCTGTCGCCCATACCGTCAAGACGTGGCGGGACGCTATCGCCCCTATCTACGCCGACCGCCTCGCGAAGGCTGGCGACCTGGGGAAGATGCGGACTGTCCAGGTGCCAGACCAGGGGAAGCTCGTGCAGATCCTCCAGGTCGAGCTCCGTCGAGCGTATCGAGCTGGGCGGGAAGCTGTCCGCTCCGAGGTGGAGCGCATCGAGGCAGACCCGGAGCTCGCCCAGAAGATCGCAGAGGGAGAGGTCGAGGTCACGCGGGATGAGGTCATCGTCGAGGGCGAGGCCCTGGCGGGACAGCTCCGGCTCCCCGGCTGCGGATGCTCGAAGCCGCGCCCCGGGATGCTGGTGGCTCTGACGGAGCTACTCGCGAAGCTCCCGAAGAAGCCGGTCAAGCGTCGGAAGGTCCGGGCACCGAAGCCGAAGGCTGACGGCGAGTCGCTCGCTGACGACATCGACCCGGAGAAGATGATCCGGGCCATCGCGGAAACGACGGCCGACCGGGCTGCTGACCGGATCAAGAACGACTCGATGACAGCGGTCCAGGCTGCGAGCCTCGGAGGCGAGATCGAAGGCGAGGACATCGTAGAGATCGTTCGGGCATCGCTCGCGGGGCTCTCGATCGGGCAGGATCTTGTCCAGGCTCAGCGCGACGTGAATACCGTGTTCGGGGTCGGTCGCATCCAGGAGGCCAGGGCTGAGGATGTCGAATATGGGATCTATTCCACGATGTTGGAGTCGAACACCTGTCCCGCCTGCGAGATCAAGGACGGCGCTGAGTTCCCCATCAGCAAGCTCGACGACTACGCCACCCCGAACCCGGAGTGCCTCGGCGGCGATATGTGCAACTGCCTGATCCTCTTCGTCCCGAAGCAGGGTTGACGGATGTCGGGGACGGTGGAAGGCTCTGAGCGATGCCCCTCCCGAACGAACACGCCGCCCGACAGGAAGACCCTGACGGCTTCGTCAGCTTCCGAAGAGGAAGCCTGGACGGTGCTCCTGATGGGGTGTCCGTCATCTACGGAATCCGCGAGGACGGCTCATCTGAGATCCAAAGCATCAGGGCTGACGCGGGGAAGCTCAGCGTCGAGGACTTCCGGTCCTGGCTGGAGTCAGTCAACCTCCGGGCCAGCATCGAGGAGGCTGTGGGCGTGATGTCGGAAATCTGGGGAGCCCCCCTCAGCTGCGTACTCTCCGAGGGAGGGTCATCGTGGGTCGAGGTGGTCCGGTCTGGCGTCTTCTACGGCAACAGCGGGCCGAAGCCCAGGAGGGTCGAGCTGACTGCCGGCGACATCTCAGCGATGGCTGCGAACTGGATGACTGTCCAGGCTGAGCAGTGGTTCGCCGACGGCGCTCCGGTTGGGTACAACCACGCGAGCGCATTCGGGGCTGTCGACCCGGAGAGCACGAAGGCGGCGGCGCGGATTATCGATGTTGAGGTGCGGTCGAACGATAAGGGCGGCGTGAGCTTGTGGGGCCTGTTCAGCTGGACCGACGAGGGAGCCCGGAGAGTATCCGCAGGAGAATTCGCAGCCGTATCTGCCGAACTGCTCCCCCCGTCGTCCGCGACATCGAAGCTGACCGGCGAGAAGCTCGGATCTTACGTTTTGGTCGGAGCCACTTTGACGAACACACCTTTCATTCCCGGCATGACAGCACCAGTCGCTGCCGGTATGGTTGCCGCATCGGAGGCGACCTACCTCACCGAATTCAAGGAGCCTGAAGCCATGCCAGACGAGCGAAACCCGACCTTGACCGCGCTGACGGAGCTGGTCAGTAAGCCCGAGGGCGAGCTGCTCTCCGAGATCAAGCGACTCCAGGCTGAGGCCGGGAAGCTCGCCACCCTGACTGAGGCGCTCGAAACGGCGACGACCGATCTCGAGGCATTCCGAGAGAAGACGGTCGCCCTCGAGGACCGCGAGAAGACTCGGATCCTCGACGCCGCCTGCTCGACCGGGCGCATCGCGCCGACTGAGCGCGACGACTACTGGTCGGTGCTCCAGACCCTGGGCGAGGACAAGGCGAACCGCCTGTTCGCGGAGGGGCGGCTTCCCGTCACTCGCGAGTCTGCTCAGATCGAGGCCAGCGAGCCCGATGCAGTGGCTCCGCATGACAACTTCCTCTCCCTGCTCGACTCGGCCAGGGCCGAGGGTCTGTCCGAGGCGGAAGCCTGGACCCGCACCAGCGCGAAGCTCGGCGCGAACCTCTACAGCCAGGAGAACTGACCGATGGCCGAATTCAACCCCACCCTCGTCCTCACGTTCAAGACGGATGAAGACCTCTCCTCAAGCGCATACCGCTGCGTGGTCCTCGGTAGCGACGGCCTGATGGGCATCGCGACGAGCGATATCATCCACGGCGTGACGACCGATAACGTGGCTGACGGCTCCTCGACGGAGGCTGCCATCTCCGTTCAGGTCCTCGGCGTCGCGAAGTGCGAGGCGGGTGCGTCCTTCCTCGCTGGCGCGACGGTCAAGGCGACCACGGGCGGCAAGATCACTGGCTCCAGCGGCGGCGACCTCTCGCTGGGTATCGCACTGGACGCAGCCGGGGCAGATGGCGACATCGTCTCGGTCCTCATCGCACGGCACGAAGCCTAGGAGCATTGACAGATGGCAAATCGAACCTCCCTGGGCATCGACCGGATTCTGAGCCGGTACTCGCTGCTCCTTCAGAACACGAACGGGATGTATGTCGCGGACCGCGCGCTGCCGACCTCGACCGTCAACTTCCCTCGCGGAAAGTACTACACGGTGGAGCCTGGGTTCTCGTACGCCTCGCCGGGCTATGGACTGCTCCGAACGAGCGGCACCGACTTCCGCCGCATCACGACCGACGTGTCCTCGAGCTCTCTCTTCGAGCTGGCCGAGTACGGCATCGAGGCCCCGGTGGACGACATCGATCGCGAGTTCGCGGGCAGCGACGGCCTCGACCTCCGCATGGCGGCGACTGAGATCGCGTGGAACAAGGCGATGATCGAGCGGGAGCGCGACTTCGCATCGCTGCTCTTCTCGACCTCGACCTTCTCGGGCTACACCGCCGCCCTGTCGGGCGGCGACCGCTGGGACAACGCATCCTCGGACCCGCTCACGCAGATCGACTCAGCCGTCGAGAGCATCCGTCAGAACACGGGCGTCCCGCGCAGCGAGACTTCCCTCCTGGTCGGCGCGAAGGTCTGGGAAGCCCTCCGCAAGAACACCGCCTTGACTGACTTTTACAAGTCGGTCGTCGCTGGTGCGAAGACCCTGGACGAGGCGACGGTGGCTGCGGTGCTCGGCATCAAGGACATCATCGTCGGTCGAGGTGTCTCGAACACCGCGAACGAGGGCGCGACTGCCACGATGGCGGACATCTGGGGCAAGTTCGCCCTCGTCTACCACAAGGTGGACGCTCCCCGTCCGCTGACCCCGCACGGCGTCGGCGCGTGCTTCTCGATGGCAGGCCGTCAGGCCGGTCGGGTGGAGCGCTACCGCGAGGAGCCCCGCTCCGAGATCATGCTGGTGTCCTGGCTGGAGGACCGAGTCGTCACGAACGCGAAGTCCGGCTATCTCTACTCGACCGTCGTGAGCTAGCGATGAAGCTTCGAGTCCTCCCCGGTCGAGCTCTCTCCGTCGGTGGGGTCATCCACCGTGAAGGCTCGGTCGTGGATCTCGACGACGACTGCGCCGATCTGCTGACTGACGGATGCGTGGAGGTCGTCAAGGCCCCGGCGAAGAAGTCAGCCCCGAAGAAGAAGGCACCGAAGGCGGGCGACGAGTGACCCTGGTCGCACTGGCACCGCTCTCTATCGGCGGCGAGAAGATCGCAGTCGGCCAGGAGTTCGAGAGCACGGAGCATAGTGGCGCGAAGCTGCTGGCTCGCGGCGCTGCTGCTCTGCCGAAGCCGAAGAAGAAGGCGAAGAAGGCGAAGCCAGAGGAGAGCTAGGCGGTGGCGTACAACTCGACCATCGCTGACGCTACCTCGATGGCCCCGCAGCTCGGAACCCTGAGCAGCTCCACGACCCCGACATCAGATCAAGCGATCGTCATCTGGGGTCGCGCCTACGATCGGGTGCGCCTGGAGCTCCGACGTAACAGCCTGTCCGACACCGTCACTGCATCCAGCATCGCTGAAGGCTGGGCGAAGCGAGTCGAGATGCTGTTGACTTCGGGCGAGCTCCTCCTGGCGAAGGGCAGCATCGGATCTGGCGCTGAGAGCACGGCCCAGCAGCTACTACGAGAGGCCAAGGAAGCATTCGACGGCCTGCCGTGGAACCGGATGGCGCTGCTGGATAACGGCGCTTCGGAGGCCGACGGTTCGGCAGATAGTCGAGCTTCGAGCCACTGGCTCCGCGCGAAGAACCCCGAGTGGGACTCCACCCCTGGAGGACCTGACGTGCCCTACGCCTCGACCCCGATATTCGATGACGGGTCAGACCTATGAGCAGCGTTGGCGTCCGATTCGATCTCGAGTTCGAGCCCGATGCGCCGACCATTCAGGCTGGCTTCGAGAATTGGGCGAAGCTCCTCAAGGACTGGCGCCCCGTCTTCCGGGATGTCGTCACGCTGTTTCGGCGCCATGAGGAGCGACACTTCGCCACAGAGGGCCGAGCTACCGGAAAAGAGTTCTACGAGCTCTCGAAGAAGTACGAAGCCTGGAAGGGCTGGAACTACCCGGGGCGCCCGATCCTGACAGCCAGGGGCTCGCTGAGAAACGCACTGACGAACGCAGGGACGCCCGAAGGTTCCGTCCGCAAGGTGTCCAGCCATAGCCTGACGGTCGGCCTGGACAGCAACAGCAAGGTCGGGAAGTACGGGGTCGCCCATGCTCGAGCCCAGGGGCCTGCATACCGTCACCAGCGAGAGCCACGACCTCCGGTCCGCTACGACCCGACCATCCACACGAAGAAGGTGACGGACATCGCCGCGGACGGGGGCTCTGTCCCCCTTGGCACCGCTATCGCCCAGCTCGCCCAAATCAACATCATCAAGGCGCGAAAACAGGCATTCGGGGTGGATGATCCGTTCGCCGAGGGCAGGAACCCGTCCATCCTGACTCGGGGCGTCCTTAGCCTGAAGACGAGATAGCCGTGGCGACCTTCACAGAGCGAGCGATGGACGCGCTCTATGCCTTCCTGACGGACGGCTCGACCGGGCTGAACGCTGAGACGCTAGCGGCGATGCGCTCCGACTTGAGCATCACGACCGCGGAGCTCCCGGACATCGCCATCGTGGAGCGCTGGTATCACCGCGCCTCCCAAGCCACGAGCTTCCCGTATCTGTCGATCGTCATCTCGAGCTCCAGCGCGGAGCAGGAGCCGAACTCGCGCTTCTATTCGACGACCTTCACGATGGGGCTTGTCGTCCTGGACGCCGGCATCGCCGGGGACGAGGTCGATGTGGTGACTGCGCTCTGGCGATATGGCGACGCACTCAAGACGCTATTCCAGCGGCGCACGCCGCGAGGTAGGCAGGGCTGGACGCTGAACAACGCGAGCGGCATCATACGGGCGAGCGTGGCGGGTCAGATCCCAGGGTCGGACCCGTCGATCACGGCCCCGAACGTGGCGCTTATGACTGAGGTAACGGTCGTTACCTCCGAGGAGTATTGAGATGACCGGACCGAAGGTTGACATCGGACGCGACCTGACCGCCTTCGTCGCGGCGCAGGGGAAGTTTAAGCTGAGCGACACCGCAGGGGAGAGCTACCCCGAAACAGCAGACGCAATCCGGGCGATCACAGGTTCGGCCGGCGGGACGATCGCGTACAACCCTCGAGAGGATAAGTTCGGGACCG